TGCTTTCGTCCGTTATTGGGTCCAGGGCCGGAATTGCAATTTCTTTCCATCTCCAGCCAAGTTCATCAGCTTTGTTCTGCAATGCTGTAATAGGGTCATATAGGCTGTATTTTGTGCCCTGAATAATAATAGGTGTGCCCTCTAGCCTTCGTCCAAGAACATCGTCTGTAACCTTTTCACACAGGAACTCTAATCTGTCTCTATTTCTTGCCTCCTCGTGATTCTTTACGCAGTCATCAATATAGACAAGAACATTTGCTTCTGTACATCCTACGATTGCACCATCAATAGGTCTGCAAGTAAATGTCGGAAAAATATTTTTGCTTTTAAGGTCTATTGAAAGATTCTCCGCACTTTTATAACCATCTTTGCTGATTTTTGTTGCTTCAGGAAAAACGCTTAAAAATCTTTTGTATGTGCTTTCTGTCTCAAAACCTTGTAAAAGTCCACCATAAAACCTCTTTACTAGTCCTTCTCCTTTTCCAACACCAAAAATACTCCCGTCCGGATCTCTCCCACCCATCATCTGTGCCAGTTTTAATCCTCCGGTTGTTTTCCCGGTACGTTTTGGCTGTGAAACAGAAAGAAAATCTAGTTTTCCGTCATAAATTTCCTGATATGCTCCTACTACCGGTTTCAAGACTTCTCTTCTGGGAAAATAAAATCTCTTCCATGGATCTTTTTCATCTATTTCGATGTAATAGAAAAAACTATCGACCAAATAGGCAGATTCATACATTAAAACATCATAAAATTGTTGAAGCACTTTGTATGTCGTATCATGTTCGCTTGCATAAACCTCTAAATTTGCAATTCCTTTACCTGTATGTTCTTTAACAAATTGAGCTATAAGCCGTTTTGCCCTTTCTGATACTTTTAACCCATAATCAATATCATGTTCTGTTCTTAATGCTACAGCTACGGCTTGTATGTATGCGTCAATAACCTGTTCATCTATCCCTTTTCTCTCTATGTAATTTTCATATCCGTTTATCGTGGAAATCAGGCTTGAACTTGCCAATAGAAAAGCACCTCCACTTTCAAAAAGCAAAGGTGCTTGTAAGACCTCTGCCTATAATTTTTTTAGGTTAGCGGCTGAACCAATATTCAGTCGGTAATTGTTTCAACTATACTTTTTTATACATTTCCGGCAAATGTTTTCCTTCCAAAACGGATGTCCATTAGGAACATCTGCAAAATGATGAAAAACATCTGCTCTACGATATTTTTCCAGAAATATATATCTATGACATGAACTACACATTCTTGGAAAAATAGCAAATCGGTTAAATTTAGTAAGCAAATCATTCCTCCACAAGCTCATATGTCTTTGCGAAAATATCCGGTTTGCACGGATAAAGTTCACCATGAACACCACGGATGATAAAATCACCAACAGAAACATGGTGTTTACCTTCCAGCGTGTCAATGAACAGCTCTACCGGCGGTTCCTCGCAGTCCAGAGAGTCAAAATACATGGTTCCATTCTGGAATGCATCTCTGGCCCAGTCTGGGCAGTACCATTCACCATTTGAGTAAATCAGATCGCCATCATACCGAAACGCTTCTACGACAACTGGCTTTTTTCTATACTTTGCCATTTTTCCATTCCTCCCAATGTTCGCATGAATCATCTTTACTTATGCACGGCACTTTTGATGAATAGCCATTAGATATTCTTCCACAAATATGCTGTGAATTTGGCTCTTCTCCTAAAGTCGTACAATCAATCATTTCTGGCTGGCTTTCCGGTATGCTTCGGCTCTCCAAATCTCGCCACATGTCTTTTTCTATGCTCTCAATTACTTCTGACATGCTCATTGCTCATAAACCTCTCAAAATCTTCCATGCAGTTACAACACAAGTCGTATGCGACATTTAAAATACCATTCTTTGTAATCGAATTTCCGCACAATATTCCTTTTTTAATTTCTGCACCGCATCTGTCGCAAGTGCGCCATTCTTTTTGATGTTTCATATAGTCACCTACTCACAAATCAAGTTTATTCAGATAATCTACTCCATTGTTTTTAAGTGCCTTGCTAATGCCGTTAATCATATTGGCAATGCTCTGTTCGACTTCCTTTATCTTTTCAACATTTCCACCACATTGAAACGACAAATAGCTTTTCTGCCAATCGCTTGCATTTGCAACTATATTGTTATGAACATCTTTCTGCGTAATCATTCTTCCACCAACTTTCTGCCGCAGATAGGGCAATAATTTATTGCCCTAGCCACACATAAATTCATTTTTCTATTGGAACAATTAGAATAAGGTGGGCATTTATCCATTTCGCAGCATATCACATGTTGGTCTATAAATTTTCCAATTTTAAATTTGCCGTAATGATGTTTTACAACCTCTTTACCTTCGCAAAACTCACACATTTCTAACTCTCCACAATAGTCCATTTATGGAACTGTTTAAATCCTTCTTCAACCAAAGCGGGTGATGCTTCTTGATTTCCAAGGTAAACTCTGTACTCTTTCCCGTCCATTTTCAAAATTCCAAAACCAGTTTCATCAATCTCGCAAGAAAGCATAGGCTGTATCGCAGTTAAGTCTCCTACAACTTCATAGACAAATCCGTCTTTTTCAACTATGTGTAGTTGCTCAAATTCGCTCAAATCATAGTTGTCCATGATATAATCCATGACATCCGCCATTTTTTTCCAAAGGATTTTATCTTCTTTCATTTTCGGATGAAGAGTGAGAAAGTATCTTATTGTTTTTTCTTTTTTGTCGTAGCAATGTTTTGGGAAAAAGCAGTTAAACAATGTGATTATTTTATTATTTTCATGTCCAGTTTTCATAATCAAACCTTCGTAAAAATATCCAGATCGTAATTGTCCCGGATATGGTCAACAACTTCACCAAGTTTCTCTTTCACAAATTCGTCCCGTGCAATGTCCGGGTGAGCGTAAAATGTGCAACTCCCCGGTTTTCCATCTTGCTGATACTTCCGGTAATCAAATACCATGGTAAACAGCGGAATCCGTGTGAGATTTTTTGTTTTATATCTGATCCACATGTTGAAAAGTTTTCTGAACATTTTCTTTCCCTCCATTTCAAAATTCGGGATTTGGCATCACCATGAGCTTGATGTGCTGCCAAAGGAAAATTGGAACACCAGGAATCGAACCCGGGACTCTCCAGATATAAGCCGGAAGCTCTACCACTGAGCTATGTTCCAAAATTGCATATGTCAGCTCCATGACGTTTTAGGTGATATGCAAGCACCTGCCAGCCTTTACGTTGACGGC